AATAAATTCTTTAAATAATTTTTTATAATATTTAAATAAATTCTTTAAATAATTTTTTATAATATTTAAATAAATTCTTTAAATAATTTTTTATAATATTTAAATAAATTCTTTAAATAATTTTTTATAATATTATATGTTCTATAGCTTCTTTAATATTATTAACTTCAAAAAAGTTAAAATTTTTTAATTTATTTTTATGTTTTTCATATAATAATTTAAAATCTTTAGAATTATCTTTTGGATATAAAAATGTATTTATACCTGCTTTTATACCTCCTAAAATTTTCAATTCTAAAGAACCAATAGCAGTAATTTTACCTTGTAAATTTATCTCTCCAGTAATTGCATAATTATTTTTTATTTTTTTATTCATTAATAAACTATATATTAATATCGTAATAGCAGCTCCAGCGGAAGGTCCATCTTTTGGTGTAGCTCCTTCTGGAATATGTATATGTATTCCTTGCATTTTATTTTCTTCAAAATTTTTTAAAAATTCTTTAATATCATTTTTTTCAATTAATGATAAACTTAATGTTTTTGCAACATTCATACTTTCTTTCATAACATCCCCTTGCATACCAGTTAATTTAAGGTCTAAAAATGTAGTGGTAAAAAAAAATTTGGCTTCAATATGTAAAATTCCACTCATTCCATAAACATTAGCCCATAATCCATTAATTACTCCAATTTTAGGTTCGTTATTAATTTTTAAATAACGTATTTCAATATGTTCGTATAATATTTCTTGAATAATATCTTTGGTTAAATAAAAAGGAATAGTATATTTATCAGTTTTTTTTAATAATTCTAAATTAATAGTAGAAATAATTTCAAATAATATTTCTTTTAATTTACGAACACCTGGTTCATTAGTATAATTTTCTATTATATATATAATTAAATCTTCTTCAATATTTATAATATTATCAATACCAAATTTTTTATATAATTCAGGTAATAAATAATCTTTAACAATAATTATTTTATCATCTAATAATAAATTATTAAATTTTATTCTATGTATTCTATCTAATAATATTTTATCTATTAATTCAGGATCATTATATGAAAAAATAAATAATACTTTGGATAAATCTAAATCAATATTACTAAAATATTTATCTTGAAAATTATCATTTTGTGTTGTATCTATTAAATGTGTTAATATTCCAATTATTTCTTTGCCGTGTTCGGTTTTACTAACTTTATCTAATTCATCAATAAATATTATTGGATTCATACATTTTTTATCAATTAATATATCCACTATTTTACCCCAAGTAGAACCAACATAAGTATAATTATGTCCTTCTAATATACTACCATTCGAAGAACCGCCTAATGCAATAAAAGCGAAAGGCCTACTATCTCCATTAATATCTTTTAAACAATTAGCTAAACCTTTTTTCGCTAATGTCGTTTTACCTAAACCAGGTGGTCCTTCAAAACCGAAACAATATCCAGATTTTTCTCCATTTATCCATTGTCCAATGATTCTTTCAATTTGTTTTTTAGCATTAGTATGTCCGTATACAGCATTATTTAATATATTATTAAATGAATTAATGTAGTTAATAACTTCAAGATTTTTAAGAATAATTTTATTAATAATTTTTTGACTATTAATGAAAAAATGAAAAATTTTATCATTAGAGATATTCAATAATAAATTAATAACATTTTTAATTATATTTTCATCATTTTTATATAAATTAAAGAATTCAAATATATTAATTTTTAAATTATTAATATTATCTTTAATATTTAATTTTTTAATATTTAATTTATTTTCTTTAATTGTATTATTTATATTATTAATTATTAATATTAATAATTTTTTTTTCAATTTAAAAATATTATCTAATAAATTATAAATAATATCATTATTATTAGTTTTAAAATTTAAATCTATAATATATATAATATTTGAAATTTTTAATGAATTAAAATTATCAGTATCATTATCAATTAAATTTTTAATATTATTAATAAAATTAATAATTTTTTCATTTTTTAAATTAATAATATTTAATTCTTTTAATGGTTCTTTTAATAAAAAAAACAATTCTTTAATTTCTATTTTTTTATTTAATATAAATTCTTCTTTATATATACCAAAAGGAATTTTCAATAATCCATCTAAATATTGTCGAGCTTTAGAACCAGAATCTTCAGATTTAGATTTAATCTCTTTTAATTTTTGCATAGCTTTTTCTTTTACATTATCATTAACTTTCATTAAACATATTTGTTGTTCTAATGGTATTTTATTAGTATCAAAATTTGATAATGTTGTAGTATATTCAATAGTTTTATGCATAGCTTCTTTAAATAACTTTTTACAATTCCAAGATAAACTATCATATAACATTTTTTGTTCATTAGTATCTATATTAGATTGATTATCATTAGATAAAATATCATATAATAAATATGATATATACAAAAATTTTTGTTTATGATTATTCATTAATAAATAAATTAATATTTTTCTTTGATTATATAATTCGCTTCCTATAAATTCTTGAACTAATGCATTTAATGTTTTTTGTTCGAAATTATTAATTTGAGTCATCATTAAAATATATTTATTAAATAATTCTTTATCATTATATATTAAATAATCTTTTATATTCAAATTATTAATATAATTAATCCAAACTTCATTAACATATAATTCATTTTTTTTTAAATTATTAATTTCTAAATAATTATTTAAATTTTCTATTTTATTAGAAATAAATTTATTTTTAATATTAGTAATAAGTATATCATCAATAATTCCATTAATATTAAATGTTTTTTTATTATTAAAATCATGAATTATTATTTTAATTCCATAAATTTTAATATAAAAGTTATTATATATACGAGTTAAATCAAAACATTCTAACATATTAGTTTCTTCTAAAATAATTTTATCATCAATTATTTTATTTTTAGATATTTCATTTGTTTTAAAATTATTTTTTTTCATTAAATTATCACTCCAATTAATTATTTTATAATTAGTTATATGTATATAATTTTTAATGATTTCAAATTTATCTTTATATTCATCATTATTTAAATTTTTTTGAATAAAATTAGAATTTAAAGATAATTTCAAAAATAAATCAAAATTATATATTCCATTTTTTTTTATAATATTTAATAATTCTGTATTTATTATATTTAAATTATTTAATATTATATCATTATCTATATGATTATTTATTTCTTCATATATTTTATTTAATAAAGAAATTAATTTTTCTATTTCTTCAATACAATTATTATAATCATTAATATTAATAATTTTTAATAATTTATATTTTTGTGTTGTAATTTGTATATTATCAATTATATCTTTATAAAATTGTATTTTCTCTCTATATGTATTTTGTATCATTAATATTTAATATATATTTATATTCTAATATATTTTTTAATTTTTATATAGAAAATTTTTCTTTATATTATTTTTTATATATTTATTTCTCTTTTTTTATTTAAAATATATAAATTAAAAATTGAAATTTTATATAATATAAATAAATATATATACATAAAATATAAAATAAATACATAAATATAAAATAATATAAATGGGTATTCCATATTATTTTACATATCTAATTCAAAATCATAAATATATTATTGAAAAATTAAAAAATATTAATAATATACATAATTTATATTTAGATTGTAATTCTATTATATATGATTCTATAGATTTTAAAAAATATGAAAATAATACACAATTTGAAGATTTAATTATAAAAAATGTTATTAATAATATTCATAATATTATTAATGATGTTAAACCTTTGAATAATGTTTATATTGCTATAGATGGAGTACCACCTTTTGCAAAAATAAAACAACAAAAAAATAGAAGATATAAAAATTATATTCAAAATCTAATACTTCATAAAAATATATTATGGGATTCTTCATCTATTACACCCGGAACTAATTTTATGAATAAATTAAATATGCATATTACTAAATATTTTAATAATAATATTAATAATATTAATATTATTTTAAATTTATCAGATATAGAAGGTGAAGGAGAACAAAAAATATTTCATTATATACGCAATCATTTACATTTTGGTTATAATACAATTATATATGGTATGGATGCTGATTTAATAATGTTATCTTTAAATCATTTAAAATATACTAATTCATTATTTTTATATAGAGAAACTCCTCATTTTATTAATTCTATTAATAAAAATTTACAACCTAATGAAAAATATATTATTAATATTAATGAATTTGCAAATCAAATATATAGAGAATTAACTAATGATATAAGTATACAAAATGATACACCCGATTGGTTAAAAGAAGCTTCCATAATTTTAGATAGTTCTTTAAATGAACTGAATTTAAAAAATGATAAATTTTATTGTAAAATAACAGATTATATATTTATTTGTTTCTTATTAGGTAATGATTTCTTACCACATTTTCCAGCATTAAATATTAGAAATAATGGTTTTATTATATTATTAGAATTATATAAAAAATTATTTGGAAGTAATAAAGAATTAATAAAAAATAATAAAATAATTTGGAATAATTTCAAATTATTTATTCAAAAAATAGCGGAAAATGAAGAACAATTTATAAAAGATAATTATATTTTAAAAGAAAAATATAGTAAAAAATATTATCCAGATAATACATTAGAAGAGAAAGAATTAAAATTAATTTCTATTCCAACTTGGGAGAGAAATATTGAAAATTATATAAATCCATATGAAAAATATTGGGAATATAGATATTATTATTCATTATTTAATGTTGATATAGATAAAAATAAAGAAGAAATTTCTAATATTTGTAAAAATTATATTGAAACATTATTATGGACTTTTAAATATTATAATGAAGATTGTAATAATTGGATCCATTATTATAAATATGAGTATCCACCTTTATTAATAGATTTATATAAAAATATTCCATATTTTGAAAGTGAAATAATTTTAAATGAAGATAAAACTATTTTAAAACCAATTACATTATTATCATATGTATTACCACAAAATAGTTTAAATTTGTTACCTAATAATATAGAGAAATATTTACTAGAAAATTATAAAGAACAATATAGAAATGATTTTCCAATTATTTATGCTTTTTGTAAATATTTTTGGGAAGGACATGTATTATTTCCTAATTTGGATTTAGATTCCTTCTTTAAAAATATTAATTTATTATTATAAATTTTATTTATTATATTTCATCCTAATTTAGATTATATATCATCCTAATTTAGATTATATTTCATCCTAATTTAGATTATATATCATCCTAATTTAGATTATATTTCATCCTAATTTAGATTATATTTCATCCTAATTTAGATTATATTTCATCCTAATTTAGATTATATTTATCCTAATTTAGATTATATTTCATCCTAATTTAGATTATATATCATAATTACTACATTTTTTATAATTATCTTTATACCAATATATCATACATTTGGATTTATTATATTTATTACAATTAATTTTTCTTGTATGTTTTTCTTTAAATTTTTTTAAATTTTTTAATTCTATTTTTGTTTTATTTTTTTTTAATTCATTTATATAAAATTTTAATAATGATTTAAATTTTATATTTACTTCTGGATGCCATTGAACTCCATAAAATGGATATTTTTTTCCTTCTATTATTGCTATAAATTCTTTATTATTTAAATCTTTACTTGTTCCTATTATATTAAAAAAATCATTTAAATTTTTATTATTTACAAATTTTTTTGGAGATATACCCAAAGCATGTATATTTTTGGTTAATTTTTTCTTTGTCATATTCTTTATCGCTGTTTTATGTATTCCATTTATTAATCGTGATTTATTTGCATCTTGATATAATTTTATCTTACATAATATACTTTTATTTTTATTTTTATTTTTTATATATGAATTAAATCTTGTCAATAAATTATCCATATTATCATTACCATCTACTATAATTATTAATAATTCAAAACCTAAACAACACCCCCATATTGGAAAATAATTACCTTTGTCATTCTCTTCTATCGCCATATAAAATAATTTTTTACAACATTCATAATATTCTTTTGATAATTTTTTTCCTAATTTACCACTTGGAAAATATAATCCATTTATATTTTTTATATATTCTTTCAAATTATCCGCATAATATGGTATCGTTATTATTTCTAAATTCTCCGATTTTAACCATTTAATATGTCCGTATCTTATATGAACTTCTCCACAATCATCATTATTTATATCACCTTTTATATTATTATATAAAATTGGAGCTGTTACAACTCCTATTATTAATTTTTTCATATACAATTATAATAAATAAATATAATTATTTATTATAATTTTTTACTATACATCCATTTATATTATTATTTTATATTATTATTTTATATTATAATTTTTTACTATACATCCATTTATATTATTATTTTACATAATTTAAACATCTATTAAAAAATTCCTCTACTTTATTTATATCACTACCTAAAACTGAATCATCCGGTATATACCAGATATCTTTTTCTATTGGATAAAATGCAAATATAGAAGGTATTCCATTTAACATTCTATTTTTTTTAAATTTTAAATATAATTCTATTGAATTATCTATATCTATCTCATAATATAATATTGATTTTGGTAAATCTTTTATATATTTATTACAAATTTGTTCTATTGTTTTACAAGGCATACACCAAGATGCTGTAAATTTTATAATAATTATTTGTTTTTTATCTAAATTTTTTATTAAATTTAATAAATCATTCTCATTTAAATTTACAGACATTTATATTTATAAATAATATATTTCTAAATATATTTTTATTATTATTTAAATTTATTTAGAAATTATTTCGTTTAATATAAAAAAAATTGATTTTTATATATAAATAATTATTTTTATAAACTATATCATATTATAAATAATAATATTTAAATGACCAATATTATATTACCATTCAATTATAAAATTAATGAAAAATGTTGCAAAGGTATTGTTTTTAATCACGGATTATATACACAATGCACTAAACAAAGTAAAAATAAATTATGTAAAGTATGTGAAAAAGAAAAATATGGATCTATTGAAAAACGAATACTTTCACCTAAAGGTACATTTATTTCTAATGAAGGAAAAAATGAAGTACCTTATGATAAATTTATAAAAAAAATGAATTATAATATTGAAGATGTTATAAGAGAATTAAAAAATAATAATATAGATTATGATTTAAATCATTTATTATATGAAAATGAAAAAAAAAATAAAGGAAGACCGAAAAAAAATAAAGAAGAGAATTCTATAATTATAAATAATCCTATTTCAAATCTTCATATTCCCGATACTCTTAATAATAATAAAACTACTACTAATTCATTAACATCTAATAACATAGAAAATGATGATGATATATTTGAAGAAATAGAAGTTATTAGAATAAAATTAAATGATAAATTTTATCTTAAAACTAAAGAAAATGTATTATTAGATGAAAAAACTTATGATATTATTGGTATATTAAATAATAATAATATAGATACTATATCAATTTAATATTATTAAATAAAAATATATAGAAAAATATAATTATGATAATTTTTTTCTATTTTTAATTTTATTATTATAAAATAAATTATATTGTTTGAAATGTTAAAAAATAAAATTATATTATACAACAATAATAATAATTTTGATAATAATAATTTTGATAATAATAATTTTAATAATAATAATTTTGATAATAATATATATATATTATTAAATTTAAAAAAAAATAATAAAATTAAAGATATAAAAGAAAATATAAAAGATATAGAAGAAATAGAAAAAATAAAATATATAAAAAATAATGAAATTATAAAAGAAAATATAATAAAAAAAAATATAATAAAAGAAAATATAATAAAAGAAAATATAATAAAAGAAAATATAATAAAAGAAAATATAATAAAAGAAAATATAATAAAAGAAAATATAATAAAAGAAAATATATTAACAGAAAATATAATAAAAGAAAATAGAAAAAATTGTATTATAAAATTATTAGATGAATATAAATATCCATTTTTTTTTATAATATTATTAAATATAATAATATTTACATTTTTAAAAATATGTTTTTTAGAGTTTTAAATTAATTTTATAATTTAATAAAAATACAAAAAAAAATCAACATTAAAGGAGAAAGAGAAGTGAGTAATTAAAACTCACTAAGAACAATAAACTGCAAAGGAAAACGAGGACAGGAAAAACGAGGGCAAGGGCAAGGGCAAGGGCAAGGGCAAGGGCAAGGGCAAGGGCAAGGGCAATTGTGAAGAACTTATGTCATCCACACCTCCCTAATCGACAGAAGAGCTAAATAAACTCCCCTGCGCCGAAGATCATATTCATACATCCTTGCAATTAAAAAGTCCTTCTGTGTGAGGAATGGGAGGTATCGTATATCCTCATCCGCAAGTAATTTATACCTGTGCAATCTATTCTCGTGAAGTCTGCTTCTAATTTGGTCTGATAGTTCCAACAACTCTCTCCTATGAGCATGGAGCCTTCTGTACGCTATGTCAAGTTTTCTTTCCGAATTAATCGGAAGAAACAAGCCATCTACTGTCAAAACATCGAGCTTTCCGTTCGGCGCGTAATGAAAAGTAGGGCGATAAAGAGTGGGGAGACACTGAAACATCCTTTCTTGAGTGACATTATCGGGGACATTGAGATAATCGGGGAGATACTGCTCAACCCCTCCTACTTTGTGGACCATCACTTCAAGAGCGTAAATCATCGCTTCTCGAGTGTGAAGAATAGGAGAAATCGCGAGTGTGAAGAATGGGAGAAACAGCAATATCGCTCCTCCCTTCTCCAGTTGTTATAAAATAACAATATAAATGTAGTAGGTTCAATTTTATTAAATCTAACAAAAAAAAAATCAACATTAAAGGAGAAAGAGAAGTGAGTAATTAAAACTCACTAAGAACAATAAACTGCAAAGGAAAACGAGGGCAAAGGAAAACGAGGGCAAAGGAAAACGAGGACAGGGAAAACGAGGGCAAGGAAAACGAGGACAAAGGAAAACGAGGGCAAAGGAAAACGAGGACAGGGGCAAGGGTAAGGGCTAGGGCAAGGGCAAGATCAAGGGCAAGGGCAAGGGCAAGGGCAATTGTGAAGAACTTCATTCCACAGGTCTTATCACATATCTCATCACCAAATCGCTAACATCCTCATAAGCTAAATAAATTCCCCTGAGCCGAAGCTCATATTCATACATCCTTGCTTGTAGGAACCACCTCTCTACGGGGAATGGGAGGTATTTATCCTCATCCACAAGCATATCATTCCCGTGCAACAAATTCTCCTCAAGTGTCCTTTGAATTTGCTCACTGAGGTCGGACAACTCTGTCCGACGAGCTCTGAGCCTTCTTAACGATCCGAAAACGTTTCTTTCCGAATTAATCGGAAGAAACAAGCCATCTACTGTCAAAACATCGAGCTTTCCGTTCGCCGCGTAATGAAAAGTAGGGCGATAAAGAGTGGGGAGACACTCCAACATCACTTCACGAGTGGCAGGATGGGGGAGATACCGCTCAACCGCTCGTCGTTTGTAGACCATCGCTTCAAGAGCGTAAATCATCGCTTCTCGAGTGTGAAGAATAGGAGAAATCGCGAGTGTGAAGAATGGGAGAAACAGCAATATCGCTCCTCCCTTCTCCAGTTGTTATAAAATAACAATATAAAATGTAGTAGGTTCAATTTTATAAGATCTAACAAGAAAAAAAAATCAACATTAAAGGAGAAAGAGAAGTGAGTAATTAAAACTCACCAAGAAACCGCATAGAAGGGCAGAAAAGCGCAGGACAGGAAAGGACAGGGAAGGGCAAGACAGGGAAAGGCAAGACAGGGAAAGGCAAGACAGGGAGGACACGGAACGGTAGGACAGGGAAAGGCAGGAAAAGAACAAACACAGAGGGAGAAGTAAGTAACACAGAATTAGAATCTGCGAGGTCTGATTGGTCTGTCTTGAATTGCTATATACATCCTCCCGTCTGGCATCTCGACAAGAGCATCTACCTCTAAAATAGGTAGTGGCTCTAAGTCACGATCTCTCATTCTCTGTATCTCTATCCCTCTCTCACTCTGCCTCCTTTGGTTCTCACGAACCAACTCTCTTTCCCTCCTTCTGTTCTCAAGATCAAACTGTCTCATCACTAATCGCGAAATGGAAGAATTTTCTTGATATGTAAGCATCGGTGTTCTGCTCACTATCATATTCACATTTGCACGCCTTCGTGCATCGTATGTTCGCAGATCAGGTAGTTCAGATTGTTCTTGAGCACGATGACGAGAAAAAAAGATGAAGATAAAATGAGTAATAAAAATCCCAATATGAAAGACATAGTGCTGTAAGTAGTAGTAGTAGTAGTATTAGTAGTAGTAGTAGTAGTAGTAGTAGTAGTAGTAGTAGTAGTAGTA